TTTCTCCTTTAAGCGCTTAGCGCGGTTGTGGTTGGTTGTGTTGCTGCTTGTTGCTTTGGACCAAAAACTATGTCTAGCATGTTTTCAATCCCAAGGTTTTCTTGCTCTACGATTTTGCCGAGGCGTCCCTGAACGCGCTCGCCTGCCTCGTATTGGTTTGTTCTCTCTATGTACATACGTCGAACTTTGAGAGAGCCAACTTGTGTAGGGTCGGGATTAGGAAACTCCTCAACCGTGATAGCTCCGAGCAAATCGTAGAAGTACGGAGCTTGAATTGCTAGTTGTCCTTGCAGGTAAGGACGGTATCTGCCGTCAGTATTAGGTCTGGCCATCGCGGTCAGAACTACAGCTTCTAGTGGCGCAGTCGGGTGCATAGTTAGGTCGCGTAAGTCACGTAGCAATGCTCCCATGTGACGAAGTAGCTCTCCCCACTGCTGCTGGCTCATCTGCTGCTTTCCAGCTATGTTCTCAAGACACTTTACTTGCAACTCACTCACCGAGTCAATGATGAGAGACTTGAATTGGTGTTTGCCAATTTGAAGCCACTGATAAGCTTTTAGCACGGTGTCGTAGTCACGAACTTGCACTACACACGTGTCCCAAGTGCCGTCTGCTATTGGTGGTTCTTCACGCAGTGGATCCCAGTATTTAACGACTATAGGTAAAAATCTATGGCCGCCTTCGACGTCTAGCATTAGCCTCGGATATGGAGCTGTTACCGCAAAAGTAGACTTACCAACTTTACTTTCACCGTACACCATCATCGTCAGCGATCTCTGTACCGTCATGTGTCATTCACTTCCTTTCTTGTTGTCGTTTTCGTAGTAGGCATACGGGTCGGCGACCTCGTACATTTCACTGATTGCTTGTTCGGCGGCGCTTCCGTCGTCGATCATGTTACATACAGCGAAAAACTGACACTTCCAATTGCAGTCTCTGCTCGGCCGCGGGTAGGCAACAAAGTTTGGATCTGCACCGGCATCTAGCGATTTTCTAGTCTGCATGATGTCAGCTATGACACCGTGAAGTCTAGCCCAGAAAGACCTTAAAGTAAATACGTTGTGTCTTACTTCTATCTGCTGGTAGAAAGGTGGCTTAGCCGTAGCGGCTCTCTTTACTTTTTTAAGCATAGTAAATATGCCCCCGTCGCATCGCTCATCTGCGCTGTTTTTAGACGACTCTAAGATCATGTAAGTCATGATCTGCTCGTTCATGTGCGCCATACGGGTAAAGTCTGTAAATGAACCGCCAACAGTCTTAAAGTCGCGGAACATCCGTACTCCGTCTCCCTTACGGCGTACTCTCATATCCAGTTTTCCCTGTAGCTCTACTGCACCGCCAAAGAGGGGCATGGAAATTTTTTCTTCGCTCGACACGAACTCTAGCTCGGCGTCGACACCTTCCTCTTCTACCCACTGAAGGTAGCCTTCTAACATTAGTCGGCCTAGCTCTGCTTCCCCGTCTAAGTCCGTGGTGTCACGCATAGTTTCAATCAACTTTTGTCGGTCCGTCTCGATCAGCTTACTGTGTGCGTCTAGCAGCGGCACACCGTTTGCGTAGTAGTCTTCCAAAGCCGAGTGAATGCGACTTCCTAGTGCAAGTGCACCGGTCATATCGCGCTGTGCTGGCTGTAGTCTTCTGTAGTACGAGAGCCACCACTTTCTACGGCAGTCTTTGAACGTTTGGATCTCCGAGTTGGAAAGCCTTAGTACGTTTTCATCCATTTTTTCTCCCAGTGTCTCTGTAGTCTTTCATAGTCTTCCTGCCTTTTCGTCTTTTAGCATGGCGAGTAGTTTTGCTCTATCTCGAACTACTTCGTCAAAATTGTCTGCTTTAGTGTCTAGCACCTCTATCACACGCTCTTCAACCGTATTTTCAGTTACGTAGTCAATTATCGAGATTGAGTCATGCACTTCTGAGCCAATGCGGTGGACTCTGTCCATTGCTTGTTTGTAGTCGACTAACGACCACGGTCGTTGTAGCATTACCAGCCTTCGCGCTGCAGTAAGCGTAATCCCCACACCGCCGGCTTGAGCGGTAAACAACAGCCATTTAGTGTTGCCAGACTGAAAGTCGTCAATTGCCTGCTGGCGTTCGTCTTCATCTTGTGCACCGGTGACTAGTCCGTGCCTTATGTCCAGCTTGGTAAGGCGCGCGCTGAGCAGCTCTATTAACTGCCTTGACACGGCGCACACAGCTACAGAATCTTCGCCAAAGTCACCGTTTTCTATGTCCTCTATCAGTGCGTCTACTTTGCATGAAGGCTCCACTAAAACTGCTTTAGTCTCTCCGCTCTCCGTGTCAGTGCTTATAGTTGCGTATGAGCTCGCAAACTGTAAAAGTCTAGTAGTCTGAGTGAGAGCGCTGGGCGCCGTTAGAGCTTCTCCATTTTCTAGCTCAGCTATCATCGTGTCGCGCATTTGTTCATACGCTTTTTTCTGCTTAGTAGACATTTCAACGTCTCTGCGCTCTTTCATTACTGGTGGCAGCCATTTGAGAACTTGCTGCTTTAACATTCGACGCATGCGTGGATTTATTGACTTATAGAACTCTTCTTGCATGTGCGGCTTAACACCAAGTACAGTCATACCACCGAACGCATTAAGCATAGTGTCGACCATGCGGTCTACCCACTTTGTTTTGCTTGGCCATTCCTCGGGTGACAGCCAGTGCAAAATTGCCCATAGATCAAGTACGTTATTCGCAATAGGAGTACCCGTGAGAGCAAATCTAAACGGAGCGTCTCCAGTTGCTGCCCACAGCGCTCTAGTCTGTTTGCTGCGCGGGTCTTTTGACCGGTGAATTTCGTCTGCTATGACCGTATTAAAGTCTATGTTGTTCAGCTCTCTTGGTCTGACTTCGCAGCGCGCTTCGGTCACTCTTTCGTCGTGTCCACCGTACTCTGGACTTCTTGCCAGCGCTATTGAACCGTAAGCTGCAAGTTTAGAGTGTGCGCGTAGCGACTCCCAGTTAATGATGTACACCTGCGCGTCAGGCTCTTCTAGCTGTCTGCGTCTCTGCAGCGCAGAGCCTTTGACTACTTGAGTTACTACGCCTGGCCACCATATTTCAAACTCTCTTGCCCAGTTCTTTTTCAGCGTGTTTGGGCAGACTATTAGTGCTGGAAACACTGCCTCGCCGCGGTCGTGGAGCAGCTTCATAGTGTGTATTGCCTGAGCAGTCTTTCCAAGCCCTGGCTCGTCGGCCAGCAGTGCCCTGCGTGCTGTAGCTAAAAACTGTACGCCAGCTCGTTGATAAGGAAACAATTTTTCTGCGCCATCACCGTCTTCGGCCTCGCGGAGGGCGAGTGACGGAGTGATTCTGTCAGAGACTTCTCTTGCAGCCCATTCGCCCAGTGCGTCTCCAATAGTGAGCTGGTCGCGAAATGTGGACCTTAAAGCAAGACAGCTACTCCAACTAAGGGGTACACGCCAAACTTTGTCCGTGGTCGACCACGTGGCCCCTGGGATGCTCTTACAGAGCTCCTTGTAGCGCCATTCCGCCGTTATTAGAATGGACCCTTTTTTAGGGTCTATGTCTACTGTAACTGACATGCACTGCTCCTCGTCTTTCGTCTTTGTAGATACTACCACGGTTTAACAAAAAATTTTAATCTATTTACGGCAGTATCTTTCTAGCCCTCCAATAGAGCTCGGGGGACCCAGCCGGCTTTAACCAGCCTCAACAGACCGTGCCGTATGGCGTCCAGCGCGTGGCCATCTCCCCCTACGTGCCAGTAGCCAAGCTTCTTTAGCGCTTGGTTCGGGAACATGTTTTTAGCGTCTGACGGTGCCTGCATTGCCAACCCAGGTAGATAGTGACCTACTCTGTTAAGATGCTTTTCCATGTCTTTCAGCGCTTGTTTTAGAATGCCTATCTGCTCTAGGCTGTATGGCGCTTGGCTGTTTTTTACCGTCTGAGCGTTTATGGTAAACCGCTCACACGCAACCAGTAGCCTGTCGGCACCTCCTTGTACGCTTACGTATATCATCCCTCGAATGGTGTCCGCGTACGTGTCAAAGTCAGTTTCGTAGGAATGTAGAAGCGTCGGAACTCCATTCTGATACTGGAATAGAGCTATACCACTCAGCTTGCCTGGGTCTACAGCCAGCACAAACGTGTTTAGTTCTGTCATTTGTATTTGTCTCCCCACGTCTCTAGCGGTCCTTCTACACCGGCAGTTAGTGGAACTTCCCAGTTTTCTCTGGTAGTCATGCACTCACGAACGGTCTCCATGACATCTCTAGCGTCTTCTCTACGTGCCTGCAGCACAATTTCGTCATGCACCGGCACAATTAAATTTTCTGTAAGGTCGGCTTGGTCTAGCTTTATTAAGTTTTGTTTGAAGACCTCCGCGGCTCCGCCCTGTATTAAGTAGTTTACCAAAGTGTACACTCGGTCTTCGTCACAAGGCAATCTTCGTCCGGTCCACGTGTACACGTAGCCCTGGCCTTCGTTTTTTAATCTGCGCATACCAGCATCCTCTATTTTTCTTTGAAACATGGCCATGCCCGGGTAGCGCTGGTCAAATGCGTCTGAGACCGCCCGCATCTGCGCCTCCGGCACTCCCGCAGTCAAGGCTTGTTTTGGAACTCCAGCGCCGTACAGTCTTCCGTATACAGTTCCTTTTATCAAGTTTCTGCGCTTGTCGGTTCTCATCATGCTGGGGTCTTTGTATATCTCTCTGCCTATTTCTGTAAAAGGATCCGAGCCGGTAGCATCTGCACGATTGAACAGAGTTATCAAGTTTGAGTCCGTAGACAGGGAAGCAAACATTCTAAACTCGACTTGGTCAAGATCTGATGTGATAATTACATGGTCTTCGTCTTTAGGTATAAACGCAGTTCTGACTACTTCGTCGCCTTTAGGCAGTGTCTGCAAAGCTGGGGCCTGAATAGACATTCTAGAAGTTCTAGCTCCGAGAGTCTTTACTGACGGGTGCACAAATCCGTTTACGTTGTCGTTTAGAAAGTTTGCAAAGTATGTAGTAGCTAGTTTGTCTGCCTTGCGCTGCTTAAGCACCAAAGAAGCTAACTCTTTTACCTGCTCATTTCCCTCTATTTGCAGCAGCTTTAGCTGGTCTTTAGTGCACGCCTTTTGTCCGCTCGGCGTCAACTCTGTAATCTCTGCGCCTAAACTTTCAAAGAGCCTAGTCAGCTGTATGTTGCTGGTGATAGAAACGCCGTTGTATCTGTTGTCTGCCCAGTCTTTTACTTGCGTAGAGTAGTGTATTAACTCGTCGTACTTTTTGCGTGAGTACTCTAAGTCAATTTTTGCGCCGTTTATCTCCATGCGCGTAACTATCTTTCTTGCCGCCATCTCTAGTTCGTATGGCCTATGGTACTTTCCATCTGGTCCACAGTCTTTGTAGAACTGGTGCCACAGCCGCATAGTAAGCACGCAGTCGAGTGCGCCGTACGCCCAGTACGGTTGAAAGTTGGTAGGCACTGTTCCCCAGGTCCAGCCGTTCTTGGCCATCTCTACGTCTAAGTTTTCTTGCAGCGCAACGGCCTTGCCGTCTATGTGTAGTGCCGCAAGACGCTTGAGTGCGCCAGAGCCAAGCGGGTCAATGATGTGCGCCATGATCATGGTGTCGTGCGCTTGGTGCCAGGGCAGCTTCCAACGAGACTGTACGTCAAACCACCGCGCCTCAAAAGCGATGTTGTGAAATACTATTGGTCCATCGTAGTTTTCCATTGCTTGATAGAAAACGCCGCCCCACTCGTTCCAAGGTATCGCCCAGGCCTGTTCGGCGTCTCCAACCTGCACGAGCCGCAGCTGCCCGTGCCAAGGCGACAGCGCATGTGCACGCACGCCGCCAGGACGTTCTCCGGTTTCAGTGTCCACCGCAATAGCGTTTAGCGGCCTGCGTTGGCTGATCCAGTGAATAAACTCAGAAGCTTTTTCAGCAGTGTCCACCAAGTGCAGCTTAACTTCGTTCATGGAAATTGTCATACTGTCTGCACTACTTCTATGCTGCACTTGCGTAGATAAGCAATAACGTCGTCTGGGTTTCTGTGCGAGTCGTTTTTGACTTTAAGCAGCACTACTCTGGTTAACCCAGAGTTTGACACAGCTTTTGCACAGTTCATGCAGATAGAGCTGTTTACGTACAGAGTTCCGCCCTCTACTCTAGACCGGTCTACGTACATCAGGGCGTTCATCTCGGCGTGTATAGCCGGACACTCGTCGTAGCTCTTGTCGAGCGGCGCCTCTCCTCTAGCTCGTTTGCACCAGTTTATGCAGTCCGAGTTTTCTGGCCAAGAAGCGGCGGGACCGTTGTATCCAGTAGACGCAATTCGACCGTTTAGCGAAACTATGACCGCGCCAATTCGAGCACGTGAGCAACGACTTCGACGCCCGATAGCTACAGCTACGCTCATCCAAGTGTCGTCCCACGACGGTCTAGGTGTGTTCATTTGCGTGTTGTTTACTTTACTTCTGGTTCTGCGGGTGCGGCTTTGGCATTTTTCTCTATCGCCGAGATCATGGCATCTGCATACCACTTTTCATTTTCTGCTAGTCTGTCTAGCACGCTTGGATTTATCGCTGCTTGCAGACATAGAAGTGCTGACGACTCTACTTCTCTCCAGTTTCTGCCCTTGATTGCTGGAATAGCCTCCGGCTGTTTTTCTGGTGCATGCAGCTTTTCTGCCTTCTCAAAATGCTGCTCGTATAGATGCAGCGATCCAACGTGGTGTGCGTAGACGCCTGGCTCTATGTCTAGCACTGAAGCGATAGCAATTTGTACTCTTGTAAACTGGAACCAGTCGTACGCTGCGCCAAGCCAAGCGTCGTTTGACCGCATGTACACGCTCATGTTTAGCTTGCCGTCTCTGATACGAAACTGGTGCAGCACCGTGCATGGATAGTCTTTTTTTCCCTTTAGCAGGTCTAGGTTTGGGTTCCACAGTGTAACTACAGCCTGCCTGGTGTCTTTGTCGGCGATTAGACGCTCGATTACGTGGTCGTACTGCCCCCTTGTTCTTACGCCGTACGGTCCGTGAAAGGTGTTGTTTGGTTCTAAGAACTGTGCAAAGTTTGGACTGACTGCTACGGTCAACGCAGGGTGCGTTATGCCAGACAACAACTGGCACGCCTCAACCGCGCCTATGCCTGCTACTGCGCCGCGACCCGTTCCAAGCGGCAGCGTGTTTTGTACGTCGTTGATGTACACCACTGCGTCTTCTAGCTCAACGGTGTTCATTCCTCTTGGCGATGTCTTTTTTCCGTTTTTTAGGACCCACTGAACCATTTCTGTGTATCCAGTTACTCCGTCTTCTACCTCGATCGCATTTACGCGAGAACCCATGATGTCTCCTTTGCCCAGTTAGTACTTCTGTTTTTTGGTGTTTCTCCACGCGCTAGAGCGGCTATTGCTGCTCCGTACTCTTGCTGTTGTCCCGCGTAGAATCTTTTTATGTGCTGAGGGTGCGAAGTAACAGCAGTTAGTTCTACTTCTGCTTTTTTACATATTGCTTCGGCGTTTCTTCCAAGTGCAATTACTGTCGGAGAACCGAGCGTACTCCATGACGAGTGCAGGACTTCTGGAGATAGCTCGCTGCCGTTTAGTATTCCAGCAGTAGGCCAAAAGTTGTCTTCTAAGGCACCCAGTAAAAAGTCACCGCTGTTTCCGTCAACTGGTATAAATGGCAACATTGTTGCTTTTCCGTACCACCTGTTTTGATTACGCTGGTCTCCAATCAACAAAGTTTTTGGTTTAGGCGCACCGATGTAAAACGGCATGTTTGCTAAATGCTTTACATCGTTTTCTACTTGAAAAGCGGTATCAACAATCATGTCAGCAAGTGCGGCTAGTTCGTTTAGATCGTCCGGGTTTGGCTGCAGCTTTCCAGTAAACACGGCTGATTTAGTTACTGTTTTTTCGTGTAAGTCGATGAGCGCGCCTAGCTCGTCTGACTTCACATAGTCATCGCCACGGCTGTCTAGTCGTCTGGTGACTACGTCTAGTGGTTGATACAGCCAAAACAGTGCGGCACCGCGGGACATTAAAAACATCTCTGTCCATCTCCACCCAGCCGCGCCTAAAAGACCGTATCCGTCGCTGTCGCTGCTCGGTCGCTTTAGCGGAGCATAGGTGGCTTCTCCCCAGTGCCATCTATCGGCAACTATCAAGGAGTCAGGGTGCGCAATGTTTTCTATGGACAGTACATAGTCTTTTAGCGCCCAGCGTCTGTTGAGTTCCTCTGGCTTACTTTTGTGAAAAACATGCACTGGACTTCCAGTGTCTAAATTGCACAAAAGTAGTTTTATTTCTTCTACCAATGTGCTCTTCCCAGAGGCGTCTGTGCCCTCAATTATGATAAACAATTTTTATCCTTCATCCTTTGTCTTGTGTCTTTTGCGCTTGTTACTACTATTGTTATTATAGGCCCGTGTAGACCTAAAAGTACACGACTGGCCAGGCGTCTACGGGATTATTTCTACCCGGTACATTTTTTCTATCTTCTGGTCGACGTCAGCTGCCTGCTCCAACAGTCGCTGGGCCACATTCGTGAGATACCTGGCGCCACCCTGGTCGTACTTGTACAGCGCGTCTAGTACTGCCTGCGGGTCTTCACTGACCTGTGCCCAGTACCGGTACTTTTCTGGAAACACCAGGTCTATGCTGTCGTCTGGCTGACATGCCACCGGGCAGCTCTCCCTCTGGTCACCACACAGGACGGCAGCAGAGTCTAGCTCACTGCGACTGGCTTCGTTTAGCGAGTATCTAGTTACCAAGGGACATGTCGCGCCGTGGTACACAATAGAGACCCCTACCCTAGACAAGACGTACGAGCCGTTGTCAGTTTTGTAAAGCTTAAACTCTATCCAACGGTAAGAGCCACGACGCCATGAGGAAGACTCTGCCAATAGCTTACCGTTGAACTGTAGTGTTCTGGTGCCGTCTTTTATTTCAAACATATAGTCGCTGCCTCACTGTTTCTGTGTTGTTTAGTGCTACTGCTGGCTAGGTTCTTCTTTTTGCTTTTCTCTTGGCTCAAAGTTTCCCGGGAGAAGGTTTGCTACTTTTTCTTTTTCAAGAATCAGCATGCCTTCCAGCTCAGAAGCCAGCGCCATTGCCCTGTTTAGTTGGTCCCTAGTTATACGAATTACCTGCTGCAGTAGTGCTATCTGCTCGGCTTGTTCCCGCTGTTTTTCTTCTGACATTAGTTTTCTTCTGGCAGCAGGGCAGCTCTACTGGCATTGAGCGCCGCGATCTGTCGATCTTTTTCTGCAATTTGATTTGTTAGTTCCAGCAAGGTAATAGCGTCGGGTGCACTCTTTGCCTGTTCGGCAATTTTTGCAATCTCGTTAGTGTACTTACTGTACTCAATTGTACGGATCTGAGACTCCACTATTGCAATTTTTTCAGAATTGTCTATGAACGTATAAGACATGTCTTTACATTCCTCTCTCGTTTATCATGGTTTTTACTTCATCTAGTTTGGCTTTAAGCGCTAGCACCTGCGAGTACTCTAGCTTTGGCTCGCCCAACGCCATTCGAACGGGACGCAGTAGCTGATCGCTGTCTAAATACTTGTACGTGTAGACACCGTCGTTTTCACTCATTACATCGTTCCTATCTGTTTGCCAAGCTTTTCTTTCGCCCTTATGGTGTCTAGATAGCTAGGTCCATGTGTATAGTACCAGTGATCTGGCTCTACGAAGTGAAAAAAGACCATAGCTACTTGATTAGTGGCGGGCGAGGGGAACTGCTCTCGCCAGTGCCATTGATCGTTGCCAAAGTACGCAAGTGACTGATTTGGTCTGAGCATGTACGGTCGGTCAGCCACCCAGAGCGCCCAGGGCTCATTTTGGTAGATGCACATGTCTATAGTGTACGTACAGGCGTTATTGTCCCGGTGCTTAAACAGGTTTGCTCTCTCTGTTTCATAGTGTGCAAATAGTGCGTAAGAAGGTAGAAGAGTGTCACTGTCAAAAGTCTCTCTGGCCAGCGGCAGCACCGATTCAAATGCCTGCATAAGGAGCGGCTCGGCCTGCGCACTCAAACAAAAACGTCCAAATCCCGGGTCCCAAGACATCGAGCCGGTACCGCGTTTCTTGAGCACGTCTACTAGACTTTTGTGCATGCCTATGTCTAGTGTTTCCTCGATTATTACCGGGTCTGGTCTGCGTCTGCCCATTAGTGAAACCACCCAACCACACAGTAACGCAGGCCACTTATGACCGGCCACACTTTGTGTGTGTACACGTACGTCGAGGGAAAAAACACGACTTGGTTTGTTTCTGGTTTTATTTTTAGATTGAACTGATCAAATTCTATCTCGCCACCCTCGAAGTCTGAATTTAGGTAGAAACTCATCGACACACGACGTTGAAACATTTTGGCTGCGTCAGCGTGTCTGTCAAAGTGCTGCCCCGTGCCGTACTTTAGAAGCTGCCAGCCCTCGTTGTCTAGATCGCCACCTATTCCAAACTGCCTAGAGTAGGCGTCTAGCAGCGGCAGTAGACTCGCGTCTAGCAGGTCGCTTAGTACCGCCAGTACACCACCCGTGGCCTTTAGCTCCGGCGTTTTTGCGAAAGCCGGTATAGACACCGTCTCGACGTCGCGAATTGACCTAGTGAGAGCACCGGCTCTGTTTTGAATGCCACTGCCCTGCTGGCCTGGTTGCCAGATCAGTTGACGCATCTCTGTAAGACCGTCTAAATCGCGTATAAGCCCGGCGGGATCCCGCATAACGTTGGAGTAGCTGACTATGCCCGGAGCCAATAGTTTTCCTTCTATTTGACTCGGGTTAGCGCCTACTGTCACTGTGTTCACTGTTGCACTCCGTTCTGTGGTAGCACTGCTTGAGGATTAAAGTAAAAAACACCGTTATCGTAGAAGTCACCAATTTCTGGAAGCCAGGGCTGAGTGGTCACGTCTACAATCGTTGGGCTGCTTTGCAGGGCCGCCGAAAGACGCTCTGTCGCCATAAGAGCCTCTACTACGGCTCCGTCTATAACTATAGCTATGAAACGCTGCCCCGGTATTGTTGGTGGTTGGTGTCTACCCTGTGGCACTCCCTGTGTCTGTGGCTGCTGCACGAGTGCTGTAATCGCTGTGTTGCTCTGTGCCATGTTAAGCGGCGAAGGCGCCGGCTTTCCTTCCGCAGCTGCTTTTCTCGCAAGAGCTGCCTGTAGCTCCGCAGAGTTAATCACTGAAAAGCCATTGTTGTTTGTAGTGCTCATGACTGCACCTGAGAGTTTTCGTTTCCGTAGTCAGTAACGTTTACGGCTGTCCACTTCGGTGGGTCTAGCGGGCACTGGGCGTGCGGCAGCTTAGTTTTTGCCGGCATAAAGCAACCGCACTTAGTGCATTGTTTTGTTAGACCAATAAAATGCGGACAACCTTTGCAGATCTCCATTCGATCTGCTTGCAACTGCTCTTC